GGACTCCCTGTTCTAAATCTAGCATCAAGTAACCTTTCCCAGAGCTTGCGAGCGTCTGTAACATCTGTGACATCACCTGTGTTGGGGCATTTGAGTTCCCATTCTTCTCCTTTAACTACCGCCTCCATGAATGCGTCTGTGACATTAACAGCGTTAAAGATATTAAAGCACTTCCTGTTAGCGTCACCACCAGTAGGTAGTTTAAAGTTCATAAACTCTACTATCTCAGGATGGTCAATATCTAAATATCCTGCATAATTCCCTTTGCGTGTCTTTCCCTGCTTATAGGCTTGCATCTGACTGTCTACCACTTTAAGCATTGGTATGACACCTACAGACTTATCAGTCACCGCTCTTACGTCTGACCAATGCCCACCTACCCCACCGCCTTTAACACTTAACCAAGCTGTTTCCTTATGATGTTCTACCAAGCCCTGTACAGTATCTGGTACGTAGCTTAAGAAACAACTGATAGGCATTGCTTTAAAGGGTTCACCCTCTTTTGGTGCATTACTCAGTATTGGTGAGGAGAACATAAACCACTGTTTAGATACATATTCATATATTCTATCAGCTAATCCCTTGTCACCTTCACAGTACGCTTTAGCGGCTCTCATAAACGCTTCCTGAGGGCTTTTCTCTTCTGGTAACATGTAGAAGTCTCTCAGGAGCTTCATAGCGTGTGATGTTATCAGGCTGTCTCTTTCGTAGTTAATCACGCATTTCCTCCTCTAATTCCTCGAACCTCTGTATGATTGTCTCCTCAAAGACCTCAACAAGGTGGCTACTGTCTTTCTCTAATAATTCTAACAAGGTCAATTCATCGACCCTTGACAACTTCTCTTTAAGTTCTTCCAGTACTAGCATTAGTTAATCCCTCCGTAGAAGCTTCGTAACTTCTGTACATAATCAATAGCCTTGTCAAGGTCTTGTAGTCCACCTTTCTTATCAAACCTTGTCAAGTACTTTATTGCGTTTCCTCGTAAAAAACCTATAACCTCAAGTTCATTTGTGTTAGCTGTCAAGTACTGAATAGGGTCTATATCGGTTGCATAGTGTTCAGGCTTATCCATTATGTTTGTCCTTAGAAAGTGCCTCAGCTATGCTACGTATAAGAGCTACTAGAAAGGCAAGTGCTAAGAATCCTAAAGCTGCTACTAATGGTATCCACATAGGTGAAAGTACCCATAACCAAGACCAACCTATAAATCCTGTTAATTTAAGTGTTATGAATACTAAAGTAAGTAGGCCTAGGAATGTTGAATCTGTGTCTTTCATGTCTCTCATAGAGGGATACCTACACTTTCTACACGCACCTTACAGCGGATACTACACTTTTTACAAGTTATATTCATATTACATATTCTCCTCATTCTTCGGTATAAACCTGATAGCGGATATGTTGTTATTATACCACATCCTATTTCCGTCTGCGTCTCTTGCTATCAGTACGTCTTTCTTGTGTTGGTAGTTGGCTTCATAGTAAACTACATTGCCTCTTGTCTTGTACTGCTTTAACATAAGGAAGGTAAAGTTCTCTTTCCCATGCTCTGCTATATCATCGTTAAGAGGCTTACAACTACCTGTGTAGTTTCTCCAGTTGCTTTCGCCTACCTTCTTTCGCTTAGACCATCTGTGGTAGAACTTCCGGCCAACGTACTTCTTACCAGTAAGTTTGTTGGTTATCAGGTAAAGGAATCCGTAGTAGTTATCAGGGTCTGGTCGTTTACCTGTCCAGTGTGTATCTATCCTTTTACGCATAATAATTCAACTCCTGTCTGTATAGATAGTCTGTAAAGCTGTCTTCTCTTGTTCTTAGCATATACAGTAAGTGACCATTCTCAACAGCCCTTTCCATTCCTAATAAATCGACTACAACTTCCCACATTTCTGCTTCTGTCTTATCTCTCAACAGCTTATCAGCTTTTACTTTGCCTATTCCTTTCACTCCAATTATATTATCAACTGAGTCGCCTGTTAAGAACTGTTTGTAGAACAGGAAAGTACCTTCTTCATAGTCTATCCAGTACTTATTCTTCTTGACAAAGTTGTAATGCCATCCTGTCACTTGGTCTAGGTCTTTATCCAAGGTAACTATAATTGACTCTGGTAGTTCGTGTTGTCTGATAGCTAGCATATCATCTGCTTCCATGCCCTCTGCCATCGTTGCTTTCCAGTGAGTGACTAGTCTGTTTCTTATTGCCTGATAATGTTTAGGTTTCTCTTGTTTCCTGTTACCTTTGTAAGGGGCTGTGACGGCAAGGTCTTCTCTAAAGTTGCCTCTGCCTGTCAAGTGCAGCTCCCATTCGAAGATATCAGGAAGGTCGAAACAGAGCAGGTTACATATACAGTGGTCAATCCTTGACTCTGCTACCTGCTCTGAAACGTCTTCCGTAGTGAAACCTACACGATAGACAAGAATATCAGCGTCTATCAGGGCAATCATTATAAGATATCATCATCATCAGGATTGATACCTACACCGTCACTACCTTCATAAATCTTCAGTTCTGTGATTGTTAATTTATTTAACTGTGGGAAGCTACCGTAGCGATTACTGTAGGCTGATAAGATAACGATACACTCAGAATCATTACCTACTAAGTCACCGTCTATCTGCTCACCAGTCTTAGAATCGTAGGCTCTAATCTCGTTAATAGACTTACAGGTAATCTTCTTGCCCATACCTTCTTTCTCATACACTACAATACCCATTTCTTCAATCTTTTCAACAGCCTTATCAGAAAGGTTAGCTAATGTTACTTCATACTTTGGGTTATCAGCGTTGAATCGGTCGTTTAATCGTGTTAGGTACGGGTACATGATTGTTGCTTTTACTTTAATTGGAGTCACATCTGACATATATTTATTTCCTTTTCTTGTTTAAATTAATTACTTATTTATTACTTTTCTTGCTTACTATACTAATATTATACCATGCTTTTGACGTCCTTGTCAAACTATTTACTTGCTATTTTCTTCTATTACTCCAACTGCTTCATCGTGTAATTTCCTTGCGGCTTCAGATGGTAAAGAGTTATGCACAAAACACCACCATCTATTTACCATTCTTAAAACCAGTCCTATTAAATTTTCGTTCTTTATTTTAAGTCTTTTATTATCAGACTCTAAATATTCTACATATTGTAAATTAATACTCTGACCTATGTATTTCTTAGGTTTAGTGTGTATCATACCAACTATCTCCTGTTGCGTACTCTGCGCCAACTGGCAACCTAAAGCCAAGTGCCTTACCTGCATTGTGAGCTGCTTCTACCATCAACTTACCCGCTAAATCAGCCTGTTCAGGCGGTACAGAGGCTTGTATTTCATCGTGTACTACAGCATTAAGTATAAAGGTAACTTTGTGCTGTCTCATCAGCTTAAAAGTCTCTATAATCCACTGTTTAGCAATGATAGCGCCCGCTCCTTGTAATAGCATGTTAGGTGCTGAGTGTTCGCTTCTTACGCTTATACGTCTACCATCCAGTGCAGGTACATAGCCCTTCTTAGACATACGCTTAACCTTATCAAGGAACTTAGCAAGAGGCGGTACAGCACTTAGGAAGTTACTCTTAAGCTTGCGCCCTGCTGCTGCTCCTTTACCGACTATCTCCCCTATCTTACCATCACCTGCTCCGTAAATAAACGCGTAAATAAACGTTTTGGCATTATTCCTTGTATCTAGACCTGCTGCTTTCTGGTTAGCTGTGTGTATGTCACCACTCAACAGCTCTTCAGTATATGTAACATCGTTCATGTAATGTGCTAGGCAGCGTAACTCAATACCGGATAAATCAGCACCTACCATGACCATGCCCTCATGCGGCAGGAATAACTCTCTACACTCTTTACCATATAATGCCTTAGTGCTAGGTACTTGTTGTAGGTTAGGGCTGTAGCATGTCATACGGTTCGTTATAGTACCACAACTAATGTATCTTGAGTGTATATGTCCGTCTTTACCTATGTTCTTTAGCCATCCTGCTAAGAATGCCGATGTTTTCTGTAAGGTAAGATATTCTGCTAATGGTTTGGCCTCTGCAAGTGTACAGTCTCCCAAGGTCTGTTCATTAATAACTACCTGACCAGTCTCTGTAAACTCCTTAGGTTTCCATCCAAGCCCTACAAGCCTTTCCCCTATCTGCTTACGACTGCCTAGATTAAAGACTGTTACCTTGTCCTTAAGCGGCTTACCAGTCTTTTCAGATACCCTTTGTTCTGTGATAGGAGGGAAAATAGCTTGTAGTCTATCTTTAATATCTCCCATCTTATCTGCAACCTCAGCCTGTAGTATCGTAGCTTTCTTCTCATCAAAGTTAAACCCATTTCTCTCCATTCTGCTAATTTCGATAGCCACATCATGCTCCAAGAATAAAGCTTTCTCATAATCTCCCCACTTCTTCAGCTCACTAATCAGGTGTTTGTAAAGACAGGCTAGTAAGTTAACATCTTGCTTACAATAAACTATCATTTCCTCTGATACGCCACCGTCAAAGTCTGTGAAGTCTCCTTTAAGACCTGCATTGAATATCTTCATAGCCTCTAAAGCCTTTGCCCAGTTCTTTAAGCTGTGTCCTCCTTCCATCACAGGGTTAAGTAGCCTAGAAGCTACAAGCGTATCAAATACCTTTGTACGTCTTATGCTGATACCCCATAAACTCCTTAATAAGGGGAAATCAAAGCCTATTCCATTGTGAGCTACAATAACATCATACTCTCTTTCAACCATTGACTTGAGTCTGTTAGGCGTTAGATGCGTTATCTGCTCTCCTGTTTCCATATCCTCAGTCACAACACACCATATCGTATCATGTGCCATGTTTGTTTCTATGTCTAGTGCTAGTACTTTCATTGTTTACTTCCTTTAATGCGCTATAGTAACGTAACGATAACTAATCCGATGCTCAGTAACTACCTCATCAGGAAATAATACACCATAAAATTCAAGGTATTCTTTTCTGCTTAGTTCTATTCGTTCTATTTCTCTGCCTTCGTGCACTGCTTTATTGATTACTGCATCAATCTTATCCTTTAATTCGCTCTTATATATTACTTTCATTATCTTTCCTCACAAAAAATACCACACTCGAAATTAAGACCTTTCATACTTCGTCCTTTTGCTTTAGGGTCTAATTCGTCTAAGAATACACGCTCACCTTTTACTTTAACCAGTTTGCATCCTATTCTCCTAGACATTTCTGCCCTGCTGTCGAATACATCAGGGTGCTGTACTCTTACATGATTCCAGTAAGTAGGGCTTTGGCTCTTAACGCACCCTATGCAGTTAGCGTTAGGGTATCCTAGTTTGTATATCATTGGTAATTCTAAACCTGCTTCCATAATGATATTGAAACACGTGTCTTTATCACAGTTATCATCTATCAAAGGCGTTAGTAGATTCTCTCTTTCTGTTTGTTTAAATCTTTTCGCTCTTCTTTCTTCTTCGCTAGTGAAACCAAGTACAAGCCAGTCATGTTTATTTTCAGACTCCCAATGCTTACGTGCGTTCTTCTTTAATTCTAAAGTACAGGGCGCACCATATACTCCACTCATATATTTACGTTTTTCCCATACTTCTTCACAGGACGCATCAGGGAATTTAGGGTTTACACATTTTTCAATCTCTACGCCTAACCACTTTTCAACATCTTTTAAGAACCGTTGGTTGTCTTCGTGTTCGTCTATTACTGGATTGTTTACTACCCTTACGTTACATATACCTCCCCACTTATCAATAGTCTTTTTAGCGGCAACTGCGCTTGCTGCTCCACAGCTAAACCACACTACTATAGTGTCACCTTTGTTTGGTTTACTCACTTGTTCAACTCCTCAATTAGCCTATCAGCCTCATAAAGTGCGCCCTCTATTATGTTATAATAATTATTGCCGCCATTCGTCAATATACCCTGCAACATCATAGCCGCAAAATACTCACGCTTAGTCAAACCATGGCTAATGTACAGTGGGTATGCTTTATCGTTTGGTTTTGTTAATTCACTCATTATCCTGTTCTCTCTAAATAGTCTATAGCTTTTAATAGTAACTCAGGCTTGTCAAGGAAGCTACCTAGCCCGCTGTTACAATGATTACATAACGCACCTCTTATTATACCAGTTTCGTGCGAGTGGTCAACAGCAAAGTCCTTTTTATTCTCCTCCGCCGTCTTATCACAGATAGCGCACTTCCCATCCTGTTGAGTTATAAGCCTTGTATAGTGCTGTTTCTTCCTGTCTGAGTTCCCTTTGGAACATGTTTTACAGGTAGATGCTAGGTTATCGGGCTTATAGCTGTTCTTGTGAAACTCTGCTACTGGTAGTTCTAGTTTACAGGTATCACATGTCTTTTGCAAGCTTATCTTTGTGTCTTCGCTCCTTTGTAGGTCTGGTTCGCTCTTCCTGCTGTGCATATTTTCGCTTAATAGGCTTAATTGTTCTTTCATAGTTATGATTACTCGTCATTGTCTTCCGCACTCTGTTCGATTTCAACCAGTAAGTAAGGCTTATACCACGTCTTGACGCCATACTCGTCTATTATGTATTGGTTTTGTTTGTCTTTAAACGAAATATCAAAGGTTTTTACCTTGTTTTTAAACACAGTCGCCATGTAGATTATTCTATGCTCACTCATCGTCTTTATGCTCCTGTGGTTGTAGCTCAAACCATTCAGGCTTAGGTAGCCTGTCAGTAAACAAGTAATCAGTTGCAACCTCTGAATTAAGCTCAGTTGCTTCGGGCCAGTTGCGTAGTATCTCCTCTTCATCATCTGCGTAAGCAACGACTATTGAGTAAGATTCATTCATAGAGTAACCCGTACACCAATATGGATGTTTAACAGGCCAATTTACAGGTCTGTAGTCATCGTGGTCTGCTTTAAACCTACATCTAATCATCAGCTCTACCCTCCTCTTCTAAACAGCTCGCCAGTTTACTAATAAACAATATAAAGATAAGAAGAGACAGTACATACAAACCAAGCAATATAATTATATTTATCGTCATAGGTCACCACCTCGCCACAATGCTACTATAAGCAACACAGTTAAAACAAATCCTATTAATTCCATTAGACTTCCTCAGCAGGTACTAGTAAGGCAAGAGCTGCTACAACATCATCAAGGAAGTAGGTAGTACCGGCTTGACCTCTATAGTCTCCCGAACCTTCAAGTCAACTATCTGTTTAGCAAGCGCAAAGAGTGCATCAGCGTCTACTGAGACTACTTCTAGAGGTGGTGCTGTTACGTCAATGTCGTGTACTGTCCTTAAATGTCTTGCCAGTTCTTGTCTCACGTCTCTTACGTTAGGGATACCTGATAATAGTAGCCGTAAAGTAACCATGTCTTGTAGTGTTAGTTCTGTTTGTAATTTATACATCATAATACTTCCTCTTCTGTTTCTACCATTCTATTTGTACCTAGATTATAAAGCAACTGAGTAGCTTTACCAGTTACCCCTGCAAACCTGTTCTTAAGTACTCTCACATGTGTTGTATTTCTCTCTATATCGCAATCAGCCTGTCCATTCCTCTCA